TACAGTTTACTAAAAAGACAATAGTTACTCAAAAAGAGAAACTAGAAACTGGTACTAGAAAGAAAACCAAAAGAGTTTCAAGAGAATCAAATTGGTTAAGTTATTATGGTAGTTGTAAAGAACTTACTGCAGAAATTAAATCAACTGATAAATCAATGTATAAAAGAGAGATTTTAGAATTATGTTGTTCTAAGAAATACCTAAACTATTGTGAGTTAGCACATCAAATTAAAGCTGATGTGTTAATCAGCAATAGCTACAATGGTAATATATTAGGAAGATATTTTCTAAGAGACATGCAAAATTGTAAATAATGAGAGTATTTAAAATGCCAACGCAAGCAGAAATGCTACAAAAACAAGAAGAATTTTTTGATAAAAACTTTATGATGTCTTATTCAGGTTTGAATAAGTTATTATTTAGTCCAAAATTATTCTACATGCACTATATATTAGGGCAAAGAGATGATGTATCTGACAAAAACATGATTGAAGGTAAGCTAATTCATTGCTTATTCTTGAATCCAGAAGACTTTGAAAAAGAGTTTGTACTTATGGCTACTAATGTGCCAAGTGACAATCCTAAAAAAGTATTAGAAAGATTGTATGCACACTATACAGAGCTTAAAGCTATGGGTGATCCTAGATTTATGCTTGAACATTTTGAGCATGCAATACTTGATATTTTGTATGATATGAATTTGTATCAGTCACTAAAGACTGATCAACAACGTATTGATAAAATGATCACTGATGATCATAAAAGCTATTGGGACTACATGCAAAAATGTGAAGGTAAAACTAACATTGATCAAGGTATGTATGATAATGCTTTAGCTGTTGTAGATGTTATCAAAGCATCTGATTATGTTATGAAAGTAATGGGTTACACCAAAGAACACATAACTGATAATATAGAAATGAAGAATGAGATAGAGCTTGCTGCTTTTCCTGAAGGTTTACCTTTTGGACTAAGAGGTTTTGTTGATAATCTAGTATTTGATCACACTAACAAAGTGATTAGAGTAAATGATTTGAAGAAAACTAGTAAAGATATCAACTCATTTGAAGATTCTATTGGGTATTACAGATACTGGATCCAAGCATCTATTTATTATGTACTAGTTAAGAATGTTTATTTGAGTCAAGCACAATATGCTGATTACAAATTTGAATTTAGATTCATTGTAATTGATCCATATATGCAAGTAGCTCCTATAAAGATTTCTGATACTACATTGAAAATATGGTTAAAGGATACTTATGCTAAACTTGAAGAAGCTGCATACCATTTTGCAATGAGAAACTTTGATTTACCTTATCAGTTTTTAGTAAACAATGAACTTGAGATATGATGAATGATATTTATCGCAAATATTTTCAAAAATCTTTTACATTTCTGTATCCATTGCTAGAGATTGTAAAGAAGAAGTATAAACCTTCCCAGACTTATATAGAATGGGAAAGTGTTTATACAAAAGAAAATAGAAAACTCATTTGTATATACAAACGTGAAGATTCTTCAGAGTGGTGTGAATTTGAGAGGGAAGAACTAATAAATCATCCTATGTTAGATTATTGCCTACCTGTTGATGACAATAAAGTAGTGTATGTTTTTGATTTTAATATCTACAAAGATGACTATGATAGTTTCTTAAAAGGTAGATATTCAAAATTCTCTACACTAGCTAAAAAACTTCTAACATCTCACTATGGTATTCATACACCAGAATGGGTATATGTAGAATCTTATGTGTTTCCTGAAGTATACTTTGATAAGTATGCAGAGATACTAGATGTGAATGTTGAAGTATTAAAAAGTATTGGTGAGCTTTGTGATATATATGATTGTGAAAAAGAATATTGCACAATAAAGCACCCAGAAATAAATTTAACTTAAAACCAAAATTATGCAACAAAGCATGCTTGTTTACTCTACTGATTGGTATGGTAAAAAAACTTTTAGAATGTTACCTACAGAGGTAAAATGTCCTTTTAATGAAGTTATTTATGATCCAGGAACAAAAGTTCTTGCTATCATAAGTAAAGAACACAAGGATAAACCACAAATGTTTCCTAAGCTTGATGACAAAGGAGAATTAATCCAGAAAAAAGGTGCCACTGGAGCAGATGGTAAGGCATTACATGTAGAAGAAAGACAAATGATGGATACTTATTATGAATACTATATTGATAATACAGAAGACATCAAAGAATTTGTTAATTATTTTGCAAATAATCATAAACATAGTGCACTTAGCATACTAGACATGTAATGAGAGATAAAAGATTCTGGGTAATGGATTATGAAACTATTACTAATTGCTTTGTTGCAGTATTTACAGCTTATGGTTCTAGTGAAACTAAAACCTTTGTTGTAAATAGAGATAGAAATGATATGAAAATATTCATAGACTTTCTTAAAGACTGTAAAGAACATAGTGATTGGCATTTAGGTTATAACAATCTTGCATTTGATGCTCAAATTACTGAATTTGTATTGCAATATCAGAAAGATTTCCTTGAGTTAGACTCAGATGAAATTACTGCTACAATTGCACAATATGCAGCTGAAGTAATCAGAAAATCTAATGCAGGAGAATGGTTAGACTATCCAGAATTTAAGCTGTCTATCAAGTGTATTGATGTATTTAAACTCAATCACTGGGATAACATGGCAAAAAGAAGTTCATTAAAGTGGATTCAGTATTCTATGGATTGGTATAATGTAGAGGAAATGCCTCATCATCATACTAAACCTGTGATGGATGATAAAACACTTGATGATATAGTTAAGTATTGTATCAATGATGTACTGTCTACTAAACAAATATTTTTATACAAAGATGCTAAAGGTGATAGACCTATGGCAGCTCAAATCAACTTGAGAGCAGAACTTAGTAAAACATATGATGTTGCACTATATTCTGCAAGTGAGCCACGTATTAGTAAAGAAATCTTTCTACACTTCTTGTCTAAGAAATTAGGTAAGACTAAGAAAGAAATTAGAGCTATGCGTACTTATAGAAACTATGTAAATATTAGAGAAATTATTTTACCTATGGTAGAATTTTATACTCCTGAGTTTAAAGGTATCTATAATTGGTTTAAGAACTTGGTAGTAGATACTAAGTTGTATGATGATAAAGATGACAAAATCAAAGGTCCTAAGTATACTATGATGTATCAAGGAGCTAAAACTGATTTTGGTTTAGGTGGACTACATGGTTGTATAAAACCTGGTATATACAAATCTGGTAATGGTAAGATTATCTTATCTGCAGATGTAACTTCTTTTTATCCAAATCTAGCAATTAGAAATCAATGGGGACCTGCACAGTTTCCTAAAAAAGACTTTTGTGAATTGTATGAATGGTTCTTTGAAGAGAGAAAGAAATACAGTAAAAAGGACCCATTGAACTATTTGTTTAAGATTATATTAAATTCTACATATGGTTTAAGTAAAGAGAGAAATTCTTTCTTGTATGATCCTGAGTTAACTTTTAGAATTACTGTTAATGGTCAATTACAATTAGCAATGTTATATGAGATGTTGGCTACTAGGATTCCTGGTGCACAACCTCTTATGCAAAACACTGATGGTCTTGAGTTTTTACTAGATGAGCAGTATGAAGACTTGTTCTTTGAAATCTGTAAAGAATGGGAAGTAATGACCAATCTGCAGTTAGAAACTGTTAAGTATGATAGAATGATCATTAGAGATGTAAATAACTATTATGCTGTATATGACACAGGTGATGTAAAATGCAAAGGTACTTTTGAATTTAAAGATTTACCTTTTCATAAAAACAAATCTTTCTTGATTGTACCTAAAGCTTTGTATGCATATTTTATTGATGGTATTGATCCTGTTGACTTTCTAAAAGCTAATAGAAATATCTTTGATTATTGTGCAGGTGCAAAACTTAAAGGTGAATGGTACTTTATAGAACGTAGAGTAGAAAATGGAGTATATGAAGAAAACAAACTTCAAAAACTTATTAGATATTATATGTCTAATAAAGGTACCAAGTTAATTAAGTGTCATCCTGATGGTAG